CAGATTTTAGGATGCCACCATCGTAGGCTTCTTCAATATTGGGTATCCCACATAGGATTCGGTAACCAGACGGGTCCGGCACCTGCTTGGCTTTGCGCTCCGGAGTATCCGGAATCGTACTTACTTCACCTTCTTTTGTAGCGATGGCAAGTTCACTCATCGTCTTTTTCCATCCTTTCTGCGGTCTCTATGAGAACGTTGTTTGCGATCAGCAGGCCACGATAGATCCCACAAGCATACTTGTAGTCTCCAAAGTCTTTTGCGTGACCCAATACTGTGTCGTTTTCAATCACCTTCATTTCCTCGTGTATCTTGTCTGAAAGATACTTGAGAACATCATTACTCATTTATTTTCCTTCTTTTGTGGTTGCGCCTTATCACGAGCGATTTGCGAACCAAGCCGAACTCCCTCTAACTCCATGCGGGCTTCCAACTCAGCACGATCTTTTGCGGTCTTGGCCCCTACTTGCATTCCTGCAATTTCCTTCTGGGACTCAATCCGTTGACGTTCGATATCCAACTGATCTACTTTTGCCGCAGCGTCAGTTGTTAACTTCTGTTTTTTCAATTCAAGGTCTTGGGCCTTAAGTTGAAGTTCTGCCTGTTTCATCTGCACAATCGGATCCTGTGCAACCTGTTGTGCTTGTTCCTGTGCTGCTTGCGCTCGGCTCTTAGCAAGAAGTTTTTGTGCTCCTGCTGCGGCTAGACGTGATAGGTGAATCTCCATTTGTTCAGGAATACGCTCGTCATCTTCTTCATTAAAGGCAGGATAAGGAACACCTAACTGCTCTTCTAACTGACGGCGGTATTCAAAGGCTACGTGCTCAGTAATGTGAGCCGCCATAGCCGCCATAATCTGATTAGCCATCGGGCTTTGTGAAACCATCTGTTTAATCTTTGGATCTTGTGCAGCAGCCATGTGAACAGCAAGATGTGCTTCATGATCTTGATAAGCAAACGCTTTGACAGGCTTGCCGTTAAGCACGTCCATATTTTCCGTTACCGGATCACGTGGTTTCATATCTTCTTTGTTAGGGACTAACTTCTGAGCGTTCCTAATACCCAAAACCTCTAACATCTGGCGATGTAAATATGGCAGGTCATATAACTGCGGTGCGCTTTGGGCTAACTGCATAACCGCCTGATACTGAACCACCTTCTGCGACATAGTTGCCGCGTTAGGATCGGAGACAGGGATTACGTCACACTGGTCGTAGTCCGACTGTTTAGCTCTACGGGTTCCATCTTCTGGCTCGTAAGAATACTTATCAGGGGTGTAATCACGAATAATGATTTTTAGAAGCCTAAACTCCTGCTTCATTGCATAGTGAATTCGCGACTGAACTGCGCTCATCACTTTTAACGTGCGCTCTAAAATTGCCAGCGTAGTACCCACAGGGGATTGGGCACTCATGTCGGATACCTTCAGATCCGCTGCACTAGCGAACCTACGACCTTCTTCAACGATGGTGCCCAAAAGACTATATAAAACCTGCGACGGCTCTTTATAAGGGAGCGTCATGATGTTGTCTTTGATCGTGCCAGAGGCTACATCTACGTCTCTAAACTCCGCTGGCGAAATGGGTGTGTCGTCGCCCTTTACTCGTAGACCCTTGGTTTTAAATCCACCGGGGAGATTTGAGAGAGTCCCTGCATCGACCAACTGACGAATAAGGGAAGTACCGGACTTAGCAAAAGCGCCAATAAGATGAATAAGACCAAAACAATAAAAACCAAAACCCGGAATATACCCATAATGAACAAAATGATTTCGTTTTTGTTTGGTGTCATCATCAGGATTCCAATTTCTACGAATTGCTAGAATTGTCTGTGTCTGCTTCTCGATAGTGACAACATAAGGCAGCGCAATACCCGTCGACTCCCCATCTTTGTCCTTATCTTCATATCCCGGTATGTCCAAATCAACGTGCATCTCAAGGATCTTGTACCGATCATCGGATGAGGCACGAAAGCCCATTTTCTCAGCGATAGTCTTCTCAACCTCATCAAACGTATCCTGTGGATCCGGCAGGTCTACATCTCTCCAAAAGCCCGCTACTTGAAGTTTTCTAACCTCGTTAGGCGTCTTACGCATCACATGCGTCACCCGCTCTGCAGTTTGAATGTTAGAGGCACCGTATGGCACCACGACATCTTCTGCTGGAATAAATACACTGACCTGACGCTCAAAACTTGGGTCGTAATAGACCTTTTTGAACGCATTACCTGACAGCCCTAAACCCCACAACATGCGCTCATGCTCAGGCCGATACTCTGTCATTACATCGGTCAACTGATAGTTCATGTCATCCTGAACACGCTGGGCAGCGTCTTTTTTCTCAGGAGTCTCACGACCAATAATCTGTGTCTTAACCGGGCCCCGTGCAGGAAAGGTCTCCATCATGGTCTCGGCTTGAAACTTCACAAGGGCTTCACTTAGTAACGGGTGATATACACCACAAGCCCCTGGCCAAGGCTCTGTCCTATCCTCAACCTTCATACCAAGTAATTCAATGCCGTCCACGTAGGTCTGCATCCAGTCCTTACGTGAACTTAGATCTTCTTCAAAGTCACCTAGCAGATCTCCTGCCAGTTCAGTCAGTTCACCCTCATCTATCTCTTCGGCAAGGTTGGCATTAAAGTCATCGCCATTTTCGTCTTTCTCAATCTCTATCTCCAGCCCACCAGCCTTAATACTTACTGACTCAGGATCTTCAATCTCAATCTCAATATCCGGCTCCATCATCGCCAGATCTTCATCCTTAAGTCCTAACGGAGGCTGCCCAAGTGCCTTGTCAATTGCCATGTTTATTTCCTATTTTTTAAAACCGCCATATTTGTTGCCGGTTTATATGTAAAGTCTTTTGCCTCTTTACCTGTGCGTTTTACAGCACGATCAATTGCACGCTCTTCGGCTGTCATAGCATTTCGCTTCATACCTTCTGCCGTTAATGTTTTGCCATCTTGAGCCAAGTGTCCACGCTTTTTTAATATTTCAATAGCCAAATCTCGATTACCTACCTGAGCAGCCAATCGGTCTACTAACGAATTACGCCCCATGTGTTGCTGTGTAACCGCCATTAGTAGTACCCCTGAACACGCCGCCTAAAATACGGCTGCTCATCTTCTTCGTCCAGTAACGAACGCACAAATCCACCCTTACGGAAGCGCATCAACGCAAGAGATACCGAGTCAACGTAGTCATCATGCTCCCCCGCCGGGAAGGATGCAACCTCTTCAATTACTTCCTCAGCCCAGTGGGTGTTGGGTGCCCAGACTCTACCCGAAGCAAAGAGATCAGCCACCGCATTTAGCCTTGCAATCTTGTCGTTGCCTTTACTTGGCGTAAATTCTTGGACCGGAATGCCCATGCTTCTTAGCTCATAGATAAGAGGAGCACCAGAGGCTTTCTTCTCGATGATCACCGAGTCCGGCTGGTCGTCCTCCCAAAACTCCAGCGCCTTTTTTTTCAGTGCCGGGAACTCCAAACGGTCCCGAAAGGCATTTAGCAGGATGATGTTGGCCTGTTGAGTGCCCGTATCATCGTCTTTGTAAAAGACTCCCCAGTGGGTAAGCGCGGAATAGTCTGCACGGTTGCTTTTCTCAAAGGCCGTATCCCAAGCCATCAGGGTGAACTCGCAGCGCGGGGCCTCTTCGTCCTCCCACATCTGCCACCACTCCCTTTTTACAATCGCTGAGGTCTCAGAAGTGGGGTTCTGCTGGTACTGAGCCATCCATTTGGCATGGGGCAACTCTTTTTGGAGGGCTTCTAACTCGTGACGGGGCCAAAACTGCGGCCACAAGGGCTTTCCCGAGGGCAAAATCGCTGGAAATTCAATAACTTCCCAGTCCTCACCCGATCTTTGGCCTGCCGCCTTGATAACTTGCCCGGTTAGATCCTTTTTAGACCACCGGGTCATCACAATTATGATCGCTCCCCCCGGCTGGAGTCGTTGTCTTGGCCCGGATGTGTACCACTCGTAGGTTTTGTCGTAGATTTCCGGGTTGGTTTCCGCTTGGGCGGCTTCTTGCTCGCTGTGGGGGTCGTCGATGATGAGGATGTCTGCGCCTTTACCCGTAACAGCACCTCCAACACCGATAGCAAAGTACTCTCCCCCCTTATTAATCGCCCACCGGCCAGCAGCCTTAGAGTCTGACTGTAGCGCCACTGCAGGAAAAATCTCTCTATACGTGTCCTGATCGACAAGATTTCTCACTTTCCGTCCAAAACCCACCGCCAACTCAGCCGTATGGGAGGTTTGAATCACTTTTTTATCAGGAAACTTACCTAGAAACCAAGCCGGGAGCAGGTAGGAGGCGAACTCAGACTTAGTATGCCGTGGAGGCATGTTGATAATTAGCCTCTTGACCTTCCCTTCAGCCACCCGCTCAAAGGCAGCGGCCATCTTAGTGTGATGTGCCCCATTAATAAACCCCGGCCAGACCTTTTGCACAAAGGCCATGAAGGATTTCTGGGCGTTCTCAGCCGATTTTCTCTCTTCTAACTCCTCCAGCAACTCATACAGCCGGGCTTTTACACTCGGCGGGAGTTGATCCAGTTGGCTCTTATTGGCTAGGAGCGTCTGCAGGTGGTTGCTGCCCATTCCCGCCCTCCTTCTTTAGCCCAAGCATGGCATCTAACTCATCGTCATCCGGTATGACGGCTGGCTCTTTTATCTCCTCAACATCTTCTACGTCGCCTTTAACCGCCTGCTCGACAGGGCCCATGTAGCGTTCCAACAAGGAGCCGAGTTCTTTCTCAATCTCCTCTACAGGTTTTTGCTTGATGGTCACTTCTATCTGGTCAGTGAAGAGTTGCACCCCCTTACGCTTACCCAACAGTTCTAAGGCACGCATCCGAATTTTGGGATCTTCGTTCTCGGTCTCTTCCAGCAACTTGTTCGTTACAAGATTCTGGATCCTGCGGTTGACTTCAAGGAACTCGTGGTCATAGTGATCCAGCAGGG